GAGCCGAGTGCGGCGACAATATCCGCTGCAGATGCGATAGACAGCGGACTCGTTCCGTTTCCGCGCAGAAGTCCGCCAGAAGTGAATGAACCTGCGCCAGTGCCTCCGCCGGCAACCGGCAGGCCCGTACAGTTTGCAAGATCGCCAGACGTAGGCGTTCCAAGGATTGGAGCGACCATCGTTTTGTTGGTCAGCGTCTGAGCGCCATCTGTTGTGACGGTGGTTGCCGCCGTAAAGCGCAACTCAACCATCGTTGTCGCAGATGCCCACGACTTTGCGCCAGACGACTCTTGATTGCGCTCAATCGTGAAGGTATCGCCAGTTCGCGCGGTGACCTTGACGATTTCGATGTTGTTCAGTGCGTCCTGCAGCGTACAGTAGAAGAAGTCACCGCCAGAAATGATCGGGAACCGTGCGCCGTGACCAGTCTGCACAGCGAGAGACAATACGCTGTCGTTGATTGCGCCATTCAGTGTCGAGTAGGCGTTGTTTGATACGAGTTGAGCAGCCATGATTATCCTTTGACCTTAGACACAAATGCTTGATACGCCGCCACCGAGCGACCTGAATTGACAAACTCATCGTCCTTGGCCTCGGCGCGATAGACGATGTAATCCACCAACGCAGGGAAGTACGATTGTGGAATTTCGGTAATTGGGTCTGCCAGTCCATGCACCACAGGGTTGCGGACATACATCACATCCAGTACCTGCGGAGTCGCCGGAGCTTTCGGGTAGATGTAGAAGCGCAGTGGCTGTGTTGGGTACTTGCTCCACTGTGTGGCAGGGCCGGCAGCATCTGTGCGCCACAATGGGTTGAATGCGTTCATTGCCGCCATGTCGAACGGAACGAGCGCAGCGCCATCATGGATGCACAGAACATCGACAATCGCCTGAGCCTCTGGGAACGACACTGCTTGCTCGCAGGTTCCAGTCGCGCACTCAAGATCGCCGACAACGGTGTAGATGGATGGCTGCAGCGCAGACAGCTCTTTCAGCCCGTCGTTGAAGTAGCCAAGCAGTTCAGCGTCTTCCTGACGATACGGGGTGTCGCGGTCATTGATGGCGTACCGCGCAGAAGTGATGAGGTCTTGTGGAGTGGTCATATCAATGAACCGCCAATGTGTTGGTAGCGCCGTGCTGATTCAATGCACTGGCTCCGGAGTGATCATTGATCACCACGTATTCACGATGCTGTCGAATGCCAGATCGCAACTGAGCAAGTAGAGTGTCTTCGTACAGCTGTGATGACCACGCCGCCACACTTACCAAGGCAGACGCAGTGCTTGTTTCAGCGGCCTGTGTCACGCTCGCAGTAGCTGCAACTGCTGACACGGCTGATGCCGACGATGATTCGTGCGCCTGACTTGATGCAACAGCAGCGGCAGACGACACAGCTGCGGCAGACAGGATGGCGTTTGCGGCCTGCGCCACATCTGCGACAACAACGCGATAGTAGGTCGGTACGCCATTGACTACTGACGTATTGACCGCACTACCGTTGATCAACATTAGGGATTGCCTGCCGTGACCGTGAAGGTTGAGACGGTGACAACCTGTGCCGCAGCAATATTCGTGTTGTCGATGGTCAGATCGCCGCCACCGCCGGTCACAGTGACAGTGCCTTGCATGGCGCAGTTGGTGATGCCGGAATCCCAGAGGCGGAAGTAGCCGGCGTTTGTGCCAGTGCCTGCGCCTGCGTCACCAGTGCCCTGCCACGTTCCGAGCTTTGTCTTGGTGCCGCCAGAAGCAGCGTTCATCCAGTCAGCAGGCAGCGTGATGTCGAGCAGCATCGTGCCGGTGGGAGCGGTTGCGCAATCAGCAGGAGGAGAGCCGCTGTACAGGCGAAGATGCGCTGTAGCGCCGACAGTCGATTCGATCTGATCGAGTTGATTGTTGCGCAGCGTGGTGGAGTATTGGAGTGCCATTTAGAACCTCTGTAGGCGGACGGTTTGCGATGCGCGACCAAAGTTTCTCTTGCCGTCAGTGCGCGCCGAGTTCTTGTGGGTTGCGTAGGCGGCGGCATAGAACTGCGCCATAGAAGGATTGCCCCACGCTCCGGGCATACGCATCAGGTACGCCTTGGTGCCGTCAGCGATCTGTTGGGCGTAGCCGCTGAATATCCAATCCTCAACTCCGGTAGATGTCTGCGTCGGAATCAGCGCGGCACGGAGCTTCAATAGCTGTCCTGCTGTGGTTGAGTCTGGGATTCGGTATAGGGTGATGGTGTCTGGCGTCTCACTGAGGTACGCCTCAACTGTGCCGGTTTCCGTGCGCCAGTTCTTGTACCCAGTTGCCAGATCAGTAGCGGCCGTCTGTAACAGCTGTCGATCCTCGATCCACGCCTCAAGCATGAGGGCGATCTCATAGCCTGCGGGAGGCACAGGCGTGTAGGTTGCCGTGTCAGCAACGATGGTGATGTCAGGCAGAGATGCCTGATACATCATGGACGACCCCATGATGTCGATGGTGGTCTGGCGAATTGCCGAATCCACCAATGGGAGCGGCGCACCCTGAACTTCTGGCAGAACCAATGGATAGAACGCGCTCCAAGTTTTCATAGCTAGCCCTCAACAGCAGATTTGAGCTTTTCGTACTTCATAGCCGGATGCGGCTTCTTGCCGTACTTTTCCAGATAGGCATGCTCGAGAACAAGACGCTTGTCGTTTTGGTCAAGCAGCTGCCCCATGTCTTCTGTGATTGCTGCCACCGGCAAATCGTCTGCAACAGCTGTTGCCGTCGAGTCAATGACATCGCGCAACGTCATGCCTTTGGTTCCAACAGGGAAGTCGGACTCAAGCCCAACTCGTCGCCCAGTAAGATCGCTAAACCAGAATTTCATGTGAGTCCTTGTGAAGGTTGATGGAGGGAGCCGCTAGACCCCCTCCATGCTTACACCAGTCGATTAGACCTTGGTGGCGTACAGGCGGAACAGAGCTTCCGGCTTGGTCAGCTCGTAGCCGAAGACTTGCAGGCCGCGAACGATGTTGCCGAAGGTCGCCGTCGAACGCAGCGTCTCCATCTTGGTGAATTGCGAGGCAAAGCAGATTGCATCGCGCGTACCTGCAAGAACGTGGTGGGCGGTGTCGCCTGCCGTGTACTTGAGGTTGTTATTCACGTAGAGGGTGAAGCGGTCGATGGTGCCGAGCTTGCCGTTACGCAGGATCGAAGCGCCGTCGCCAGACAAGGAGGCATCCTTGAGGTCGGACTTCTTGATCATGGCAGCGGCCCAAGGCGGAATGACCATCCAACGGCCAGTCTCGGGCAGGTTCTGCTCGTCCATCGCCTGACCCACATCAACGATCTTGTCGAGGATGTTGGTCTTGTCGAGGGCAACAGGAGTACCTGCGGTGCCGAGGTTCAGATTGCCGGAGATAGCGCCAGAGGTGCCATCAGCGTTGGTGGTAGCCGCCGTCGAAGCCAACAGCTTGGTGACGATACCGTCGAACACGTTGCTTTCGATGGTGATCTTCATCTGCTGCGAAGCGTCGTTGGTGAACATGTCCATCAGACGCAGGTCGGTCTGAACATCATCCACATCGTCAAGGACGAACTGGAAGTACTTGCCCTTGTCGATCAACAGCTCGATGGTGCCTGCAGCCGGTACTTCACTGGTCAGCGTAGCGCCCTTGCTGTAATCGCGAATGGTGATGTTCGGGATCGTGCGGATGATGACCTTGTCGCCCTGATCCTTGATGTCACCTTGCCAGTCGGAATTGGTGATCTCCGACATGCAGGTGGATTTGTAGAACTTGGCTTGCAGCTTGCCAGACCAGATTTCCGGAATGAACTTGCCGGCATAACCATCAACGCCGGCACCTGCGCCGTAATAATCGCCAGATACGGTAAGACTCATGGTGAAACTCCTTTAAGGTGTCTTCACCACACGTGCGGGGGTTACTTGAACCGTCCTTCGCGTTGTGCGGAGAAGATGTCTTGCTCGATTCGAGTCGCGACATCCTCGGCCACACGCCCCTTCCTCACGTCGTCGTAGAAGGCGGCGACTTCGGCTGAAGTCCATACCTTCTTGCCCTGTGGGGCTGACTGCGCTTTGGAATGCTGCGGAGACATGTAATGCTCTGCAGGTGGAACCTGTGGCTCTGGCTGTTTTTGCGACTCAGCCCACGACTGGTTCTGCCCACCAAACGAATTGAAGAAGTACGCCGTGCGCTGCAGGTCACCCTGTGCGACAGC